AATTAGTTTTTCTCCATTACTATCAGAATAATCACTTCCCCACTGTAGGTTGATACATCAACAGTGGGGAACTAATAGATTGGAATGGGTTGCATCTGATAGTAAATATAGGAAAACAGTTAGTTTTAATATAAGTATTTCTACTGCTTATGCAGTATTTGTAGAAGATGGTGATAATATTAATTCAAATATGTCTTTAAATGTTTACACAGATAATAAGACGATACAAGTTCATAATATTTATAATGGTGGTCTTGATAAATTTTATTGGTTTGCAATAACTAAATAGACAGTGGGGAACAGTATCTCAATCTGTTAGTCAAGAAACGGAAATATCTTTTCCTATAAATTTTAAATCAAATTGCTATTTTATTATTGGAAACGATATATTAGATACAACAGGTAATATACTAACATTATTTGCATTTAGAAATATAAATACTAGTGTATTTATAAGAAATGCAGTTGTCTTTGGAAAAGGTGGAGGCATAACATTTGGTCAAGTTAAATTTTGCTATTATTTAACTATGGGTAAATAATAATTTATACATCAACAGTGGGGATATATTCAAATAAATGAAGATGGTTTATACCCTTTACCTATAGCTTTTACAAAATGGTATACAGGTGTAGCAAGCCCAGATGTTAAAATAGGAGGAATTATCGGTGTAGGATGTAGCAATATGAGTAAAATTGAATTATCGACAACGATAGAAAGTTACAAGCGTTATATTGCAATTGGTTTATAAATTTATTTACCTAAAACAAAGTAAAAAGCTTGCATATTTTTACTTGCAGATAAGCAAGATAAAAAACATCCCATACCATTTTTAGTTGGAATAGAAGATATAGTTGCATTTTCTAATACAGCATACGTAACATCTTTTATTGAAGTAATAACACCACCAAGACAAAGATTATTAAAGCCTATAGGGAAGCTTACACTTTTGAATTCTGTTTCATATATTTCTAAAGATGATGGGGAATATGTTGGAGATGATGGTGTAATAGCATTAACTAATCCCCACTGTATAATTGCGTCCCCAAATAATTTACCGAGGCAAATATAACCATTTTGAGCGATGTTGTATCTAATTCCTAATGTTTCTAACCAACTATTAATCTGTTCTTGAGCATACTCTAATATTTTATTTTTTACATTCGTTTGTGTAGCACTAGCTATACCAAAAATACTAGCAATACTTTCTTTGCACCATCCTTGTACGCTATTTTTTACGCTTTCCATTGTAGCAGTAGCAGAGCCAAACAATCGTTTAATTAAATTAGTATGTGCATTTTCATCATTGTTATGCTCATCTAACATTTCAATGGTAACTGTATTCCCTACATCAACCATACCACTAGCATTATCAGTATCTCCAATACCAACATTAATCATTAATCTAGTATATGGTTGTATTCTTGTCTCATCATCAATCCATCCTGGATAATTTCCTGCATTTGTATATCCTACAAGTTTTTCTGTACCACTATCACCATTTTTGGCAAAAAGACCAATTTCCCTATGATAAAAACCTACTTTCACACCTTCATTATTATAAGTAAAAGTATATCGGAACGTACCATTTCCTTTATCTTCAAAAGAAGCTAAAGTTACTTCTTTTTTAGGACTTATCACATCTGTGTAATCTCGAATATTACCTTCAGATACACCATCTCCAAGTTTTACTTTGGTTACTATAAATCTATCGGCTGTTTGACCACTAGCAGCTCTTGCTAACATTTCAAGCCCTGCACTCGTCATTGTTATATTTGGAAATTTAGCCATATTATCCCTCCTAAATATTAAATTTCTATTTGGTCCACAACATCAAATAATCCATAAATAACATTATCAGTATCAACATTTATATTAGTATCTTCAATAACATTATCAGCACCTATTTCTATTTGTTCAGCAATATTAGATATTCCATAAATAACAATAGGAGCAGTTATTGGGTCTATACTATAATCTTCTTCTACTCCTATTTCTATTTGTTCTATGTTGTTTACAGCACCACTTACATATATACTAGAGCTAACATTTTGCAAAGCAAAATATTTTACTCCTAGATGTGCTGGCTTATATATTTCTATAGCCTTTTGCAAACCAGCCCAATCAAAAAGGCTACCATTATTAAAGCAAACATCAAAGCAATAATCTTGTATATGTTCAATAATAGTAGCTGATTTATCATTTAGATATCGATTTGTTAATGTACATAAAAATTGAGGTGTAACGGATACTGGTT